AGCTACTGCACTCGCTTGAGCATCAGATGCCATAGATCCTGATTGATTAGCTAGTTGAATACCTTGGTTATCATTACCTCCGCCACCAACATTGCCTGGTTGCTCTGAATAACCGTAACCGTCTAATTGATTTTTAAAACCTTTTGATAAAACAAAGTCTCTACTAAACTTAGACGTATCTAAACCTTTATTTTTAGCAAACTTCATTCTTTTTTCGTAATTGGTATCTTGAACAAACTTTGAGCCTGAAACTTTTTTAACTACTCTGCCAGCTAAACTATTTTCAGCAATTTTTTGAATAATACCTTTACGACTTTCTCTGTTTGCTCTGTTAGTATCAGCTATGTTTTGATTAACAGATTTTGTTTGTCTTGAGGAATATGTTTGTCCACCACTGTAAAATGCTTCATTACCTGAAACATCATTATCTGAACCACCGCTAGATCTACCACCAAATCCACCCATATTAACCTCCTAATAAAGTTTTTTTATCAATGTCCTCATCTTCAATATCATTCAGACCTTGACCACCAGTAAGAATAGTTTTTCTTCTACCTACTCTTTTTCTTTCTGCTTCTAATAATTTTCTTCTCTCTTCGAGTTCTCTTTGTTCATCATCATAAGATGGAACATCCTCGACTGGAGCGATTACTTGTTGCACTTCAGGAGCGCTAAATAATTTTTTTACAAATCCCATAATATTTCCTAAATAATTTTATAGTTGCTGTCGGCTACTGTTTGTCTAGCAATGTTAGAATTTTTAAGTCCATCAAATCCAGTAGCTAACACTCTTACAGCATCGCAAAAGTGGCTAGACCATGAGTGGACTGGTTTTGGATTAAACACTCTTTCTTTCTCAGAGTATTTACGATGATAATGTCTTAGTGCATCAATCAACGTTTTGCAGTTATCCAAATCTATTCTGCATCTTGGCAATAACATTTTAACGGAATGAATACCGTCCTCTAAAGCAGTTTTTGGAACTACTCTAAATTTAAAACCTAATTGGTAAGCTGTTTCTCTTCTTGATCTTCCTGAACTGAACTCAGTTACTTCAATATCATGCGGAGCGTAATTCGTTCCAATGATATAAGGTTTATTTTTTATGTATTCGATGTAGTGCGGTAAAGCTTCGTTTCTATTGGAATAACAATCAATAATATTAATGCTATGACCAACTTCTTGAAAAAAGATAATTGTTGTATCGTCTTTAAAGCCGAGATCCCAGGCAGTGTGAACTAAATACGCTGGATCATACGGAACTGAAGTAATACGCTTGTTTTGCTCTAATTCAGTAATAATTGAATTATAAATGCTGCCAGGAACATTGCCAACAAAACTACATTCAAATTCTTGCTTGTACTTTGCTTCTCCCATGACAGCGAGAGCATTAGCCAACTCTTCGTCATCAATGATTTTAGTTTCACTTGCTTTAGCCGTATAACTAAACCATTTAGGATCCGCTTGAGCTTTTTGATAGTATTCATAAAAAATATTATTCATTGATTGAGGCGTACCAACCATAATCATAAAACCTTTATGGTCTGACAAAGCTGGAGTAATAACCTCATCGATTAAGGATGAACTTACTTGAGCGGTCTCATCTATAATAACACCACTTAAACCAACTCCTCGAATACTGTCAGGATTTTCAGATGACAATAAAGTTATCCTGGAGCCGTTTATAAAATCACACCTTAATTCTGTTTCGTTATATTTAGTGCCAGGAATTTTCTCGGTATAATATTTTAAGAAATCCCAGGCAATCGACTTAGCTTGTTTATAAGTCGGAGCAATATAAGCATAACGTGCTTGCTTATTCGGATTAGTTAATGCGCACTTGATTAGATGGTTTAGGCAAAGTGTAGTTTTACCAAACCGTCTATGGCATAGCAAATGTGCATAACGATATTTAGATAATTCTGTGTGCAAGAAAGCTTGTTGTTTTCTTGGCGAATACGGTATTGTAACTTTCATTAGTGTATCGTTGGTGGTTTATCCATGCCGTAATAATCCATATTAATTTTACGAAACACGTACTCTGTAAATTCATGTAAATCACTTTCGCTTTCGAAACCGTGAAAGTTAATCAACAAATCTGTTCCACCGTTAGTAAATGATATTGCTGTTACGTCTTGAAATCTGTTTTTCTTTTTGTCTCTTTTGCTCATTGTGTATTTATTGTTCCGATGAATTATCGTAATAGAAGCGGCGCCTACTTTTTTTGGTATGGTACCTCTTACTTTTTTTCAGATATTTCGCTGTACTTTTTGACTTATTGTGTAGCTAACGACTAGTTTTCTAAACAAACACTTAACAATTAAAACAAAAGATCACCTGGTAGGTAACATTAATAAATTAACGTACCTCATGTCGTGTGCGAGACTTTGTTTGCTGCCTCCGTACTAACGGAGTTTGTAACATCTATAACATCTTGCTCTTTATTATCTGACCAAGTGATTTGAATATTTGTGTCTTGCTTGATCTCTTGCTTGTCAGCATAGATACCAATTAACTTACTAGCCATCCAACGATAGTGATGTAATTTCTCTCGAACAACAGCTATGTTCTTGTTGTCTGCAAACTCAAGCTCATCAATCATCTTATCTAAAAATGTTTGTGATGCGATACGTCTTGCAGTTAAAATTTTATTAGCGAACTCTTTATCTTCAGCTATCCAGTCATAAACTTTAGATAAGCTTGGATTTGATTTGTCTTGGCAAATCCTGGTAAGAGGTTTACCACTCATAAGCTCTTTAACGATCTTTGAACTTATCTCTGGTGTTAGCTGCAACTTGCTCATAATTAATATTCTTTAAGTTTCTCAATGCTTTTAGCTTACCTTGTAAACTTGTAGCTCCTGTTGACCAACCTCCGTGAATACGACATCTAATCGTACCTTTTTTAGTTAGTATTCCTGAAGCTTTGCAAGGTAGTTTGTTTTGTTTGTTGATCGTTTGACATTGTAAACGATGTTTATATCTAGAAGCCATAAGAGATTTTAAAATTAGATTTAAAAAACAAAAAAAAATAAAAAAAAAAACGATGGCGACAGCGTATTCATTGAATACGTTGATGTGCAGATTTTAAAATGCTCTGCTTAATAATCAAATACTTTTTTATAAAATGAAAATTTTTTTTAAAACTATTTTGAGAATAGCTAATTTATTAGTGATTTCTGTCTATGATGTCAAATTTTATTTTACCTTTTAAAACATCTACTAGCTTCGATAGGATAGTCATATATCTATTCTTGATTGTAACTCTGTGAGATCCAAAATGTCTTGCAAGCTCTGTCCATTTATATTTTTTTGCTCTCATCCAAATAAGTTCTCTAGCTTCTATAGGATTATCAGTAATAGAATTATCAACATACATTAAAACTTCTATAGCTAACTCCCACCTGGAGATCTGTTGCGGCGTAGCTCTAAACTTTAGTTCTCTCTTATAATATCCAATATCTTTTTTCTCATAACTGGTAACCAATAAATCATACATACTTGGCGCTCCAGGATGCTTTGGTTTAGCAATAAATCTTTCAGTTCTAGCAGCATCATCAAAGAGATTAGACAAATAACTTAATGTTAAGATGTCTCTTTCGATATATTTTTTTAAATTAATAGCTTGAATGTTATCCAATGTTACGCTCTTTCAATACTCTAGTTAAGATCCACGGATATTTAACTTCAGTTGGCATTATCGATTTAAGCTCATCATCAGATAAACGATTTAATTCATCGTTCAGCTCATACTGATCAAGCTTAGGAAATTTATAAATTTTATTTAATTGAACTGGATCTTTTTTTAAATGCTGTTGTAAGTTGGTCCAACCTTTAGCAGAATTGTAACCAAGAAATCCCATTGATTTTAAGAACGATTTATATCTTGGCAAATCGAAATCTATTCTACGATGTGTTTTATTATCCTCAGCTGAAACTAAAGCATCACCTTCAACAACAATACTACAAAGATCTGTTAATATTTTTTTAACCTTCTCTACTGGAATAAATAAATCACTGGCGGTTTGAATATAATTAATAAATGGTTTTAACGTTTTAACATTATATTGACTGCACCAATAACTATAAACTCTAAAGTGTTGATCACTTATTTGTAATTTAATTATTTCTTTATCAGCTAGGTAAAATTTCTGCATAATCTTGTAATTGCTCTGGTGTTAAATTTTTTAATTTATTTAAAAATATTTCCTGGCGTGGACAGTCTTTGAAATGTTTAACTTGTCTTGAAGCTAAAAAACTTACCCACTGGTCCCAACTACAATGTTGGATCTTTGAATATTCTGGTGTGATTTTTCTTACAGATAATTTGTAAACTTTACGATTTGCGCCTTCATGGTACCAAATAACATAGCCTGGCAAACCAGCCATTCTAGCTAGCTCTTTGGTCGAATAATGCTTCTTTTTATAGTCCTCATTGATGCCTTTATGACGGCATAATTCCGCTAAAAACAACGGTTTTAAACAAGATATGCAAGAAGCTACCTTATCAATATCCACCATTGCGATACCATCGTGAGATTTTCTGTGTTCCAGCGAATAAGCGCTAAAATCCACGTCATTTGTATAAATCTGTCTAGCCATACTAATAAGACTAAGAAAAACAGCGATTTTCCTAGTGATTTGACCATTAAAATACTCAGCTTATATTGCAAGAATAAAATTAACTTTTTTTCCACAATCGTAGAAAATATCCTTGATTAAATCTTAAAATGTATTATCTAACTTAAATATGTCTAAAAGACCTAAAACAACATTTTCAACAAAATTAAATTCAAAATACATCGGCGCTGTAAAACCTTTTTGGACACAAAAAGAATATGAGTATCAAGATTTAATTTTAAATGGTTTTGTAATTCAAAGAGAACTACCTGGATATTATAAATCAGACATACCTCATGCTAGAGTTGATCTTTATTATGATACTCCTGAAGGATTAGGTCAAAAAAGAATAAATGGTGTTGAAATAAAAGTTTATAGAGAAGCAACAAAATTTTTAAATAGAGGTGAATTAACAGCCTTTAACAGTAAATGGACTAAAGCAAAGTACGAAGGAAAATATAATTACGAAGATCCAAAATTAGATAAAGATATTTCAGATGAAACAATACCAGCTTGGCATACTGATCCTATTGGCTGGAATAAAAAAGATAAAAAAAATGATTTCATTGATAGTCCATTACAAGATATTTTATTAACAAATAATATCGATCCAAAAGATTTAGCTGTCGATGGCGGTCTATCAAGTCTTTATAATTATATCCAAGGTAAAAGAGAATTACCAAAAAGCAAAGCTGAAGAGTATGCAAAACTTTTAGGATTAGCACCGCAAACTTTAATGTTTGATACTAAAATGATACCTTGCTGGGGATTTGTTAATTTACATAAACAAACTGCAGATGTTCATTCAAATAGATATGCTCCAGGTGAAATTAGATATAACGAAGATGTTTATACCGTAGCTTGTCCAGCAGAATTATACCGTTATGATATTAAAGCTATTCAAATTGATTTTGATAAGACTGCTTATCATGGAATGTTAGCTTACTATTATGAAACTAGCAGCAATGATGCGACTGCATTAAATAATAAAATTTGCATGATTAGAACTTATGAACCTTTAGAAGATGAGAAAGGAAATAAATTTGGACCAGATAAAGGTTACTACAAATATTATTTAGGAATTTATCAAATCTATGGAACTAAAAAAAGAATTTTAAATTTAGATCCTACATCAGATGTAAAAGTTTTAGCAGATGATATTGATATTGATTTAATTGCACCGATTGCAGCACTTGTAAGACCAGCTTATATGGATCTTGACGCTGGATTAAGAACGCCAAATATTGAAAACATACAAAAATTATCTAAGCTTATTAAAGAAGATGAAAAATTAAAATTAGAGCAGCAGAAAAAAAGTAAACTTACAGAAGCTGTTAATCAATTAATTTTAGATAGATTTTATGAAAATAAAAAAGAAAAATTAGAATTGCAAAGACGTTTAGATAAGCAATTAACTGAGTTAAAAAAATTACAAAGAAGAAATAGCGAAATTAAAAATGAAGTAGGAAAATATTTAAAATACTACATTGATAGTAAAGAAGCTGAAGATTTAGATTTGTATAAAAATCAAACAAAAGCACCT